TCGCCAGCAACTGTAAGCCCAGCAGCACCAACTAATTTTAAGTCATCAGCACTCTCATCCCAGAGCATGTAGGCACTAGCAGTAGCACCGAAGAACTTAACATCATAGCCAGTATCATCTACGCCTACTGTAAGCGCCCCATCTAGTTGAAGAGCGCCGTCAATGTCTATTGCATCTACGTTTAAAGTGCCGTCAATATCAACATTCCCTGAGATATCAAGGTTAGTAAATACTGAGGTTCCAGCGGCAGTAACAATGCCTGTAGTCGTAAGGTTTTCATCGCCAAAACTAATAGCGCCAGAGGTATCCGTGACACTGCCTGAACCAATCGTCAGTGTTCCTGCTGTCAAAGTGTCGAACCAGCCTTTTAGCCATCTAACTCCCGTAGAACCTAAGCTGTCTGTGCTGTCTGTGTCTGAAAGAATATTTGAACCACTAGTAATTCCACCCGTCGCTACCTGTGTGGCTGTTGTGGTCAAAACACCTGTGACGAGGGCCGTTCCAGAAACATCCAGATTGCCATTTAAGTCTACCGTCGTAGCCGCTATCTGAATCTCTGTGTCAGCTACTATATCTAATTGACCATCTGCACTAGAGTTAATGTATATGGCACTATCACGGAATTGGACTTTCTTATCAGTACCAAGAGTAGAATCAGCATTAGAAGCAAAGCCACCATTAAACACTGTAGCCGCTGTTGTGGTTAAAACACCTGTAACCAATGCAGTGCCGCTAACATCTAAGTTACCATTGAGATCGACAGTCGTAGTCGCTATTTGAATTTCCGTGTCCGCTACAATATCAAGCTGCCCATCCGCCGAGGAATTGATGTAGATTGCAGAGTCTCTGAACTGGACCTTTTGGGTGGTTCCCATTTCTATGTCGTTACTACCAGAAGTATTACCAATGGCTAAGACTTCAGCCAGCGTGTCTACAGTCCCAACTTGGGAGTCAACATAGGCTTTAATGGATTGCTGAGTGGCGAGTTTGACGGCAGAGTTACTTGCCATATTATCTTCGTCTTTAATACCCGTGACGGTTGCGCCATCGCCTGCAATATTAATGCTCGTATTGGCTACCAGCGTTGTCCCTGTAATAGCCACTGCGGTTGATCCTCCAATAACCGTGTTGTCAATCGTACCGCCATCGATATCAGGCGTGTTCACATCTGGGGAGGTCAGCGTTTTATTGGTCAGCGTGTCGGTAGTGGCCCGGCCAACCAGCGTATCAGTCGCATTGGGAAGCGTGAGGGTTCGATCAGCAGTCGGATCTGTGACCGTTAAAGTTGTCTCATAGGCGTTTGCCGTGGCTCCTTCAAAGATAATAGAAGCATCTGATAGTGTTAAAGCAGAAACAGTTGGCGTTGTTAACGTCTTGTTAGTCAGGGTTTGTGTATGCGCCTCAAATACAAAGGTGTCATTCCCGGTCAACAAAGGAAGGGTCACAGTACGATCCGCAGCAAGGTTAGCAGCGGCAAAGACATACTGATGATCTGCGGCTGAATCATTGATCTGAGGGGTGGTAAGAACTGGACTCGTTAGCGTCTTATTGGTCAGGGTCTGCGTTCCGGCGGTAGAAACTGTCTGATACCATGTGCCTAGAGACCCGCCGTCATCACTATTCCACCATAAGCCGTTTGATTCTGTTATGACTATCTGACCGTATCGGATCTCACCTGTGGCGGCTGTATCCCTGACCGCGCTTATGATGACCGCTCGATCAGTGGATGGGGCGTTTGAACTGGACCCTTGCAGAGAATAAAAGCCTGACTTCTTCAGCGATACAGTGGTGGTATCACTAGCATCGGTTAAGGATGTCTTGCCAACATTCGCAGCATCAGTGTTGTTCAGTATCGTTTGAACTTGTGTGGTGGTTTGTGTGAGTTGTCCCATTGTCTAACCCTTCAATACTTGTGCGTCAATTGCCGCATCGATTATGTCTACCTTTGCGTCAGAACTAGTTTCTATTCTGACGATGATCTCTCGACACTTGCCAAGAGCGTTTATATCAATCGTCTTATTGCCGTTCACATTGACCGTGTTGATGGTTGTAAAACTGATCAAGTCCTTACTCACCTTGACCGTCACATCAGCCGCAGACGAACTGTCAACATGCAGTTTGACCTGATCAATGACCATCTCAGCACCGCCAATTCCAAACACCTCAGAAGATATCAGCGGCAAGTCTTTGCGCCGGGTCATATCCGCCCCGTCCTGCTTGTAGTTGCTAAAATCCAACCTGTAAATCTTTTTATTAGTCGCGTGTGCAGCAAGGACTAGGTTGAAAACCTGAATTACCGTGGTGGTCATAAAGTCTTTCTGGGTCCAACTTGCAGAAGTAACGTGGAACGTCCAGATAATCCCTTGGTCTGGGAAGATGAAGTCAACAAAGTTCTCTTGATGCAAACTGTACGCCGTAACACGGGCAGAATCGAAATCTGACGAACCATAATTCGCCCATGCCTCACCAATCGCCGGGACATACAACGGCTCATGTTGAGAACCAGATATCACGCCCGGTCTTCTATTACCGTCGATGAAATAAATAATGTCATCAATAGAATCCACCGCATAAGATCCGCAAATACCCTGCTGAAGCACCGCCTGACGGTCTAATGGTGGACGGCCTGTGCCGCTCGTAAACCACACCTCAGTGGTCTTTTCGCCAAACAGGTAAAGCAATTGATTAAGCGAGAAAACCCGCCGTATGTCATCAGGTAAAGCCTCAGCCTGCGCAAAATCAAGTGAGTTGATAGTTGTCCCATCATTTAGCGCAGAAACGACAAAATAACCGTCTGGTTGGTCATAAATGAACCGAGAATCCAGAAATGCAACTGACTTGGTTGTCTCAAGATCAGCATCAGATATCGTCAACAATCCTGCTGCTACAGTGTAAACATAGGCTGATGGGTTACCACCCGTGCAAATGATTAATTGAGTCGCATCGGTTGCCATCACAACTGGCGACGGATCGTTGCTGATATTGCCTAAAAACAGCGCATTTCCACCTGAATCAACCGAATACAGGGAAGATCCGGTAACTTGATACATAAGCCGGTTTGGACCTTCAGAAATAAGACCTCGGTCAGCCCCTCCTGCTGTGATAGCCGCCTCTATCGTATTACCGTCTGAATCGGTAATGGTTGAGGCATTAACGTCTGTCAGAGGGTCTACATCAGAGAGAAAATCAGCAAACGTCACATAACCAGGGATCTGCCTATATCCCCTCAGTGTCTGAGGGAATAGATTCTGGGTCTGCTGGCGATTAGCGTCTAATCTAGTGCTGTTATAGCTCGATTCAAGCTGGACATCCTGGCGCATTAGTCAGTAGCCACGTTGTAGGACTTCCTGAACGTAAAGGAAAGGTCAGACATATCAACGCTGATATCTATGGCAATATCACCTTCAAGACGGTCTTTAGTATCCTCTGCAATCTTAAAAACTACAGGCGATGGTTCAATGCCAAAATCACCGCAAACTTCAACCGCAAGATTGTAGTCCAATGCCCTGATAGTTCCATTTGGAATGTCCAGGGTCTCTGTCAAAGTGGACGGTGCGGGGATGTTCATTAGCCCATCCTCACCCCACTCACTTATCAGGTTCTGCAATGCCTCAAATGTATCGGAATTCTTGTTAGCGTCATCTGTCGAGAAAGTAACGCCAGAAGTGCGAACACGAATGAGCGAGGTTGCCCTATCGATAATGTTCTGAGGTGTTGCCATGAAATTCTCCAGAAAAAGGGGGCCGAAGCCCCCATTTAAAGCCCTATTCAGAGCGTCTAGTTAATGCCTACACGACAAGCCAGTTGTGGCCGGATTGCTTTGTAGCCATACAGTACATCGATTCTGCAAGGCATCTTGTCATCAGCGATGGTGTACGCCTTCACGATTCTCATAGAGATACCGTTAAGGACTTCACGGGCTGCAAAATCAACACCCTCTGGAAGCACAAGGTCAGCAGTTGCAAATGCAAATGCGTTCTTGCTGAATGCCAGAGTTTCTTGCCAATCCGCACCGTTACCACCACCAACCTTGCTAACCGCCGCATTATCAGCAGGCGAACCTGAGACATTTTGGCGACCAAGAGTCGCTGTGATGGAGGGCGAGATTGCCAAGCTAGTTGCTGATGCTCCACTGTTTGCTGTAACAACAAACTGCTGTAGAACGCCAGTGTCAGCCTTAGTCTCAGGGTGGACCCGGTTCACGCCTGCGATAGTGATAATGTCACCGTCGAGGAATGTCGTTGAGCCAGTGTCAACTGTCAGGCTTGCACCAGTTTGTGACGCACCGTTTACCAGATATCCAGTAGTTGCTGCGGCTGTACCAGTGGTATGAGTAGGCATTAACGTGTTTTCAAAGTGATTGAAACCAGCGATTTTACCTAACTCACCATCCTTGTACTGCTTGGCAATACTTGAGGAATCTTGGAAGAGTCCCTTTGTATCAGCAAGCATGTCCACAACAGACTGCGGGTTATGCAGGTAACTTCTGTCACCATACGGGGCCAAGTTGTCAGTTAAGACTTTCTGCGCTTGGGTCACGTTTGCAAAGCTGTTAGCCGAGCCAACGCCGCTATAGAAGTTATAGACATCTTTGTACATTGACAAAGCATCTGACTCCATATTGGCAGCAAGGACAGACATTGCAGGATCGATGTAACGTTCCTTGAAATCATCAATGTGCATTGTGAGTTCTTCGGACGAGAATGTGAAATCAACACCTTTTTGGGTGTCAACCGTCATTGTCGTGCTAACTTCAGTTACATCTTGGGTTGAGAGTGCAGCACCACTTCTGATGGTGAACTCGTTGGGCAGTCTGATCTTCAGATCGTTACCGATCCTCGCCCCAGTCTTTGCGTACTGGGAATCATACTGGGTGTTTATGGAGCCGACAAAATTCAATTTCTGATGAAGAATTGCGAGGGCTTCCTTGGTAATGACACTAGGTGTCAATAAGCTATTAGCCATTTCTGTACCTTATTTGCTATAGCCCCTGTACCGACTGTATTCCTGTGGTGACATCTTGTCCGGGTCTTTGTCAACTCGTCCTGTTGCCTTCACAGATTTAGCAGGCGGGGGAGCCTGGGAAGTTAAAACAGGTCTGGAAGGGGTGAGTGCTTGCGACAATCGACCTAGTTCCATCATTGCCAAACCGGGAGCCATCGAGTTGATTGCTGCCGTTTTCTGCGGGTTCTGGGCAAGATGTAAGGCAAGTGCAGGGCCGTTATCACTAAGGATAATTGCTTGCTGCATTGCCTGACCCTGCTTGAACCCTGGGGAACTGATCTTCTGCATAAAGTCCGGGTGTTCAGATGCAAAGGCTTCAGAACGTAACTTGAATGAGTCTACTGCTGCCTGATTAGCCTGCCGTCGAAGGTGTTCGACTTGTAGCTTTTCCTGCTGACTCATTGCCTGCTGGACGGTCCTTTGGTTCAAATGTGCGTTGAACTGAACTACCGCCTGCTGGTATGCGTTCTGATCATAATCAAAGTCTTCCAGTTGGGGGAAATTCCCCTGCTCTGGTAGGTCTTGATTAAGTCTTTCCTCAAACATCTGCGCCCGTTCGTTTGCTTCTTTAGCGCGAAGTTCTGCCTCTCTTACCTGCTGTGTTTTTTGGTTGATCCGCTCTTGAAAGGAATTCCGTTTTTTGGTCTTCTCTTCTTCAGCTTCGGCGTGATCCTCGCCGGATGGCTCTGTTGCTTCAGTTTCTGTTGCTTCAGAGGTTGCGCCCGTAGGCTCTGTTTGAATCTCTATATCGGCGGATTCATTTTCCGTAGGCACAGAAGTGCCGTCTGCATCAGTCATGTGAGTTCGTCTCCACGAATTTTACCCTACCAAAATAGAAAAACCGCCAAAAGCGGTCCTTCTTACGGGGCGGTAGGTAAGCCCGGTAACACTTTTACGGCTGTGTTAT